AGCGGATCGACGGCGTTGTTGCAAGCATCATGGCGCTGGACCGGGCATGTCAGGTCGAGCCAGCCACATCCGCATACGACGAGAGAGGGGTACTGTCGATATGAAGTTAGCAGATAGATTCAAGGCGGCTGCAGCAGCACTTCGGGGGGACTTCGATTGGGACGTCTTTAAGGCTCTCGTCGGAGCAGGATCCAGCAAATCAGGCGTGGCAGTCAACAAAAATTCGGCTCTCGGTTATTCCCCTGTCTGGCGTGCGCTGGTGCTAATAAGCCAAACACTAAGCACGGTTCCCCTGCAGACGTTTCAACGGACAGACAGAGGCAGACAGCCCTACCGTGACCACCCCTTATATGATCTGCTTCACGATCAGGCTAATCCAATCCAGTCAGCGCAGCAGTTCCGCGAGCAGTTCTGGTGGAATGTCGAGATCCAAGGCATCGGGCTTGCGGAGAAAGTACATACAAGAACAGGAAAGTTGCGCCAGCTCTGGAACATCAGCCCGGAGGACCTTACCGATATTTCCGTATCCAAGGATAAGCTGCTGTTCCACTTCTCGAACGGTCAAGTGCTTGGACCCGACAAAGTATTCTACTGCTACGGTCCCGGCAGCAATGGCCTGCAGCCGAGAAGTCCGATCACTGTTGCGCGCGAATCTCTCGGACTCGGCATGGCTGCTGAACAGTTCGGTTCCCGGTTCTTCGGGCAGGGAACACACCTCGGCGGCTTCGTCGAACATGACAGCACACTCAAGCCTGAGTCCTACGAGCGGTTGAAATCCTCAATCAACGAGAAATATCAAGGGCTCGGCAACTCTCACAAGGTGATAATTCTGGAACATGGAATGAAATTCAAGCCTGCCGGGTTCACCAATGAGGACAGCCAATTCTTGCAGACCAGGAAATTTCAGGTTGAAGAAGTCGCCCGTTGGTTCGGGCTGCAGCCGCACCTGATCCAAGACCTTGAGCGCAGCACGTTCAGCAACATCGAACACCAGGGGATTGAAGCGGTGACCTACTCCTGGCGACCGAAGGCTGTCAGGCTGGAACAGGCAATCAACGCCCAGCTGCTTACCCCCGAAGAGCGCAAGCGGTACTACGTGGAGCATAATCTCGACGGTCTCATGCGGGGGGATCTGCAGGCGCAGGCTCAAGTATGGAGTCAGCTTGCACAGGCAGGCGTGCTTAATGCCAATGAAATCCGCCAGTGGATGAACATGAACGACCAGGAAGGCGAACAGGGCAAGATCTATTTTATGCCTATGAATATGTCAGATAAGTCGCAGGCGCAGATCGACGACTTCCGGGACAAGCCGCAGAGTCAGGAACAGCGAAAAAACATACAGACGGAAATAGAAAACCGAAGCATTGCCGCTCGAAGGCGTATTGCCTTGTCGTTTCGCCGGGCTATGGAACGCCGTTCGGCCGAGCTAGTCAACTACGACATCAGCCTGCTGAAGCAAGTCAATTCTGCATACAAGGACGACTACTACAAGGGCGAATACAAGGAAAAGATCCTTGCAAAGGTGCAATCTACCGTCGGCGCAGTCTCCAGATCCATGGCACAGGCGCTCTATCCGGCGCTGGTGAATGAACTGGGAGAGTTCGACGAGGAAGAGTACGAGGCTTTCACCGAGCGGTACGTAGATTCAGAGGCCAAGCGGTACTATCTGAACGGCAAGCGGGACATCGACGGCGTCGACTTCGAGGACGAGGATGCCATTAAGCATCTCAAGGAACGCTGGCAGGAGTCCAGGGCAAGCCTGTTTGCTGGCGACGAACTTACACAGTGCAGGAATGCCCTGTTCTATACCGGGCTTGTGGCGACCGGAAGGACGAAAATCAAGTGGCGGAACTTCGGGGGCGCTCCCTGTCCGTACTGCGAGGATCTGGATGGAAAAGTTGTTGGAGTAACTGAGCCGTTTCTGGCAGAGGGAACGGAATACCAGCCGGAAGGAGCTGATCATGCCCTCCCGGTGTCACATAACATTAAACACGCGCCGGCACATGCGGGATGTCAGTGTGATGTTGTATCGGGGGATTGAAATGGAAAAAAGAGAACGACGATTCGTAGAAATCAAAGAGATCAGGACTGCTGGTGATGAGAACGAGCAGATCATCGAGGGCTACCCGATAGTTTACGGAGTCGAGGCAGACCTGGGGTTTTTCCGGGAAAAGATTCGAGCCGGAGCGGCTACGGAAGCGCTGAACCACAGCGACGAGTTCGTGCTGTTCAACCACGACTCCAACTATCCGCTGGCAAGGCGTGCAAACGGCACTCTTGAAGTCAAGGAAGACAAGCATGGGGTGCATATCAAAGCTGATCTGTCGAAGTCCGCAGAGGGGCGCAACACCTACGAGATGATCAAGAACGGATTGATCGACAAGATGAGTTTTGCTTTCACTGTGGAAGAGGATGAATGGACGAGGATCCGCGAAGGGGACGAGGACACAGAAACCCGCGAGATCGTGAAGTTCAAAGAACTGTACGACTACTCGCCTGTGACGCGCCCCGCCTACGAACAAACGCAAGTACAGGCCAGAAGCGCCGAAGAGGTATTCAATTCACGCAACTCTGCAGCGGCAGAAGAGCAGTCAGAAACGTCTGATGAAGAGAAGAACTTTGAGGAGCTGCTGGACCCTTACTATAAAGAACTTGAGTTGATAGGAGAAAACAATGAAAGTATTACAGGATAAGCGGTCAACGGCCGCTAAAGCCCTGCGAGATATGCTCGACCTTGCCAAGAGCGAGGAACGAGGGTTGACCGCAGAGGAAAAAACCAAGCACCAGGCTATGGTCGAGGAAATCAACGGCATCGACGATCTGATGAAGCGCGAGAAAGAGGCGCAGGAAATTGAGGCCAGGGACAACGAACTGGAAGATCGCCAGATGGCAATTCCGAATGCAGCCGGGAAAGAAGACCGGAAAGATGCCGATGTGCAGGAGTTTCGGGCGTTCATGGAAGGCAAGATGAAGGAATATTCCAAGGAACAGCGGGACTCCATGAGTTCTACTGTTGGATCTGAGGGCGGGTACATGGTGCCGACTTTACTGTACAACCAGCTGCTTGAGTACCTTGAGGACGACAATGCAGTACGAAAGCTTGCCACGAAAGAGGCATGGGAAGGCGACGGAAGTTTCCCGGTTGTGACCTCGTTCGGTACTTGTTATCTGGTCTCAGAAGGCAGCGAAGTGACAACCAGCAAACCGGTTCTTGGTTCTCACGATGTGACCGGCTACCAGCTGATGTACAACGTCGATGTGCCGAAGAAGCTGATCAACAACAGCAAATACCCGGTAGAACAGAAGCTCATGGGTTGGTACGGAAAGGCGCGAGGAAATAAAGAAGAAGACCTCTTCATGACTGGTACCGGAAGCGGACAGCCTACTGGGTTGCTTGCAACTAGCGCCAACGGCGGACCAATTGAAGGAACGCGTACTGCATCCAACAGTGCATTGGCCGGCGACGACATCGTCAAGTGGTTCTACGATGTGCCGAAGGGATACCGCAAGCGATCAAGCTGGATCTTCAACGATGCTGTGATTCGGTTGATTCGGGAAATTAAGAACGAGGTCGAGACCAACGGAGCAAAGCAGTATCTCTGGCTTCCTGGGCTTCTGCCTGGCGAACCGGACACCTTGCTCGGCCGCCCTATCTATGCATCCGATGGATGTCCAAGTGAGTTCAGCGCTGACGAGAAACTCGGCGTATTCGGGGACATCAGCCAGTTCGTAATTGTAGACTTCGCCCGACCGGAAATGCTTCGCGACCCCTACTCACGCAGTACATTCGGGGAGATTCGATTCGTCGGCTGGCAGCTGATTGATACAGCATTGCCTGTACAGGAAGCAATCATCTCCTGCCGAACTGCCCAGTAAGGAGGTAGCACATGAGCAGCAGAGCAATTAAGGAAGGGTACTTGATTTACAATGCCCTAACCAACCAAGAAGTCAGCGGCGATGAAACCAGCAACTGGGTGCCGATGCACAACATTCGGCGGGTGCTGGCGATTATGGAAGGCGGAGCTGCAGCAGCAGCCGGAACCTTCAAAATCACCATGCGCAAGGCGAAAACGGCAGCAGGCGGAGATGCGGCTGACGTATCAGTTGGCGACGCAAAGCGCGAAGCAACCGGGACTGCGAACACCAAAGTGAAGGAGCTGACAATCGACGTTGAACACACAAACAATGACGACACCCTGGTGGTGAATGGGGTGACCTATACCAAGGTTGAGAACAGCGCAACGGGCAACCAGTATACCAATGCTGCAGGACTGAAAACCCTCCTGGATGCCCGCGACGGAATGGGGGCGGATGACAACGCCCATGTTGTGACTGTCACAGCAGACCCAGGACACACCGTGACCGCCGCAGTTGGATCGGTAGATGAGGGAACCACAACTATCGCGACTACCAGAAGTTTGGTGGCCGTTGAGGTGCTGGATGAGGAATTGGGCGAGGGGTTTGACTACCTCGCCGCGAAAGTTGATCCCTCTGGTGCTGGAAATTACAGCGTTGTATTCCTGATGGAAAGCAAGAATCTGCCGGTAAGTCAGGGAGAACTCGCCGCAGAATTTCCCACCTAGGTTTGCATAAAACAATCGACCCTGGGGGCTTCGGCCTCCAGGGAATTAAGGAGCTGACATGTTGGTCAGGATAACGAAACCACTTGTGCTTGCAGACGGAAGGCCACTAGCAGAGGGGCAGGAAGTGCATCTCGACGAGAAGATAGCCCGAAACCTGCAGAAGGCGAAACTGGCCGAGCCGATCACGGAGCGTGCGGTACCGAAGAAGAAGAAGGAGACGCGCAATGGCTGACCTGGTGACCTGGGACAATATCAAGGATGAGCTTGCCCTCGACAATGCCATGAAAGGCAGAACCGAACGCCTCATTAGTTGGATCAGTGCCAGGGCTGAAACAATTGCCGGACGTAAGCTGACATCAGAGGAGCGAACGCAGTATCTCCCCGGTACAGGCACAAGCAGGCTGATCCTGCCGGTATGGCCGGTGACTGAGCTTGCTTCCCTGATCATAGATACCACGCACCAGTTCGACGGCGATGCGGTCAGCAGTGATGAATACTTTCTGGATTCAGACACAGGAATTGTCCACTTCTATAACCGGGCGATCCCTCTGGGCATAAATATGGTCAAGGTGGTTTATACCGCAGGGTGGACAGAGGCCACCCTTCCTGGAGACGTCCTCCAGGCGTGCATTGAGGCTATCTCCTGGAATATGCAGCGGGAAGGCGACCGGGCATTCGGGGTTAAAAATCAGACGACTCCTGATGGGGTCAATGTCGGATATGAAATGGTACTTCCGATGGGAGTGCAGAAAACGTTCGAGTCCTATGGGGACAAGAGGGTGTAATGCCGACGAATACAGGCGATATAACTATCGAGTTCGATGACCAGGTATCTCAGAAGCTCAGGGCGCTGTCAAAAGCGGCAGGAAAGGAGACGCTGGACCGTGTACTTGGCGCTGTCTCGATGCAGATGAAGATCTACATCACCAAGGAAATCGACACCAACTTCAGCCAGCGCAAGGGGTCTATGACCAAGGGACTGAGATACAGGAAGCAGTCTGAAGGGGCATTCCAGCTGAGGGCACGGAGCATCTACTCAGTGCATGAAACAGGGGCTTATATAGTCCCGGTAAACGCCAAGGCGTTGCGGTGGTACGACCATGGAATCCCGGAGTATGCGAAGGCCGTGCGAATACCGAAGCGTCCATTTTTCAGACCTGGCATAAGAGCAATGGTTTCGGCGAATGCTATAAACGAGACCGCGATGAGATCGATCAATCTTGAGATTGAAAGGTTGGGGTTGAGTATATGAGATGGACTGAAACGACCCTCGACATGGTCAAGGACACCATTGCAGACAACATCGGGTCTTATCTGCAGGGGATCCGGGACGAAACCGAGCAGGAACTTCCGGCATTCACCTCCATCGAGATTGGTCAGGATTATACCAAGAGAGGAAGAGTCAAGCCCTTCGTGATTATAGATCCTGCGCAGCTCACGCCAGATGAGGAAGCGCAAGGGGTCTTTTCGGGGGCTTATCAGATAGATGTACTTGTGGCGGTAGACGGCTGGGATGACGAGGTAGTGAGCAGGCGATGCATGAGATACGCCGATGCACTGATGGCACTGATATTCGATCACGACACCCTCGACGACCAGGTCTATCACGTGCAGTTCAATAGTGTGGAATACTTTCCCGGCGGGTCCGGGAACGAAAAATATGCAATTCTCTCGATCACAGTGATTCGGGAGGAGGAGAGGTAGTATGAGTTTCAAAAGATGGTTCACAGGCGTGACTATAGGCGGACCCGAATCCGGCGGGGACGCTGCAGCACGAACACAGAGGTTTCCAGTAACTTCGCTGGCAATGCTCAACAAAGAGGTCAATAAGAACCCGGACGAGGTCATCACCGGACGGATGGCAAAACGGGGGTTCCTCATCGACAGCTACGACGCGGCTGCAGAGATAGCCTGCGATCTTGCCGCTTGCCCTGCAATTGGTATGGCGATGGCTTCCGCGCTTGGAGGGGATGTTGAGACCCCTGTTGAGGTTGGCGGTGCAATCCTGGTGCGGTATACCGGATCAGACGCGAGCTGTAAACT